CTCTGGATGGTTATTGAGTAATGCATTAAGGGTTATATATCCATTATACGGATCATTTGAATAATCTTCATCCGATGGAAATTGGGTTTTGAATAATCTCTGTACAACTTGATCTTCTGAGTTGGTGCAGATTTCCTTTATCATATAGTATAAATCCGTAGATAACGCTTCAATCTGGTCATAATTAGTTGAAATCTCTAATGCCGTAGAAGCCATCATATCGGAATACAGTATCGCCCGTTCCTCTGCGTACTTACCATTATACGCATCCTGTGTCAATAATCTAAACCCAATGCAAAGGTTAAATACAACAACCATGAATAATACGGTTGGGTATAGGTATCTCATCCAACCATATTTGAAATAAACCCATTTGGAACCTTTTGCTCCATTAAACTGCGTTCCATTCTTGAGATATCTATTTCTTTTTCTATCACCTTCTGACAATATAGGTCTCCATTCCCTTTTTATCTTTTTTCTTGCTCTCGTTTCTTCTAAGTGACGATTCATGTGCTCACTCTCCTCTTCCTGAAAATGAATTTTTAAACATTATGGTAATGCTTTAAACCGGCGCTGTGTGTATAAGATTGTGTAAATCAGGTATTCTCCTGTTATCGCTAATACGATTGAACTGGTCATTTGTTTTGATGTTGCGCCTTATGAAATAGTATTGCATGTTTTTCATTTGACATAGAAGACTCCTAAGAATTCAGTTATGCTTATACGATAATAACCTCTCGTGTAAGATTTGTAACAGCCGGTAAAGCAGACATTGAGTAACCGTATGCATCTTTTTGCCAGTGCATACGGTTACTCTTTGTTCGTTTCATAATTTAGATGTTTGCATATGCATAAATACCTGCGATACCATCTTTAAATGGCGCAGTATCAATATCATAGTTACCATCATTATGGGAAACAAACATATTGCTACGTGGGTTATCACGCTTATAATATTCTTCCCCAATCTTCCCTATCTTGTGGCAGAATATATTCTCGATATCACCATCGAAATCCGCATTTGCTTTGTTCAGTACATATGTCGGAATACCCATACAATAATCCGTAATATCGCATTCAATCTTTGCAACTCGCATGGTAATATACGAACCAAAGTTGATTGATGGGTTTCTGTCAATACTGATATACAAGTTTTGATGTGTCATAAGATGAATCATGAGCTTATATATCTTCTCAGAATATACAACGGAAGCCTCAGATAACATATCCCAAGCTTGCGGGTATTCCTTCTGATATAAATCATGGATGAGTGCAACAAGTTCCATCTTATAAAGTTCCATGAAAGTTGTATAGCCAAGACCAATGTGGTCTGCTCTTAACTCCGGATCAGGAACGATAACATTTCGTCCTGTGAAGTTTAATCGACCACCAAGAATCTGCTCGTTGATAATACCTTCTTTTCTCTTAATCGTATCAAAGGACATATCCCATAAGCTATTCACATAACCCTGAATACGATACAGAATATTTTCCTTTCTCAGATAAGCGGTATCTTTCTTTTTCTTTTCTCTGTAATCGACACGACGTTTCCATTCAAAATCATCGTTTAACAACATATGGTCAGAGAACAACTTCTGGAAGATTTTATCTTCATCCGAATATCTTATATCGCCATTTCTGACCATCCATTTTCTTAACATCATATTGTAACAAGGGATACAATGAACGAATACTTCGTCTCTTCGAATACGGAAGAACTCATATCCCTCATGTTTCTTATTCTTCTTGTAATATACTTCAAGTATCTCATCAAATCGTTCAAAGAACTCAATCATACCAATTCCATAATACGGTGATGACTTATTGTCCATATACTTCGAACGTTCCTGTTCAGGTACATAATGTAACATCTGATACAGATGCGTATTGCTAAAATACCAACCGAGTTTCAGATACATACCCGGATTGATTATATAGTTTCTATCTAACACGAACCAACCTGTTTTGCGAATTCTTGTATCAATAAATCGTACAGGTTTGTTACATACTGGACACAGAGTCTCAGAATCCATATATCTTCTTCCGATAAGGTTACCGCATGGACAAGAATACCTATCCTCAAAAGCATTCTCATCTCTCCAGTCAGTACCATATAGCGGAGAATGTATAGAATAAAGACCGGGGTCTAAATCTAAATCTGTCTTTCCTTTCTCTGTAATTCTAAATCCGACGCCAGTGGTCAATTCATCTTTACATCTTGAATCCCAATCTGAAATAACGATTCGGAATCTAGGATTACATATCGTTGAACCATCTGCTGTCGTTTTGTGTTCTTTTTGGAGTAACTCTCCTGTTAAGTACGATGGCATTTTATTACCCTCCTTGAAAAAGTTATTTCATGTAACAACACGTTATTCTCTTGTCCGTGCCATCTTATTAATATATACTTTAACTACATACAAAAAAATGAGAGGAACGAATTCTGTCCCTCTCATCAATTTTAGTTATTCTTTACCAAACTCGTCAATCTTAAAGACTTCGTTATTATAATAATCAATCCTATCTGCGGCAACCAATTCATCACCACACTCATTTGCAAGTTTCTCTGTTGAGAAGATTCCCATTAGGGATGCATCGCAATACCACGGGTCGGTTCCCTCGGTATATCCCATGACGCAATAGATATCGGGATTATATGGAACCAGTTCTTCATCCGGCACATCGATCTCAGTCGGTTCGTCATGATCCTCTAAATCCTTAAGAGTACTCTCAACGAGTTCTTTAATGTTACCAACTGCATCCATATGTACGCACTTATTGATGTGGTCTACATCGATGATGCATTTCTCTCCTAATGGATGAAATCTGTAACCTTTTGGTAGGGTTAGTAGAATCTTTATTGCATCCTCAACTGTCTCGATAGGTCCATCAAATGCCTCAATTGCTTTCTTTTTCATACTTAATCGTTCCTTTCTTGTACAAGTTTTTATTTTACTTTGGTACTCCAATTTAATATAGGTTTAAAAAGACGAGAGGATAATCTATGAAAATCCTCTCGTCTTAATGTTTCTAAACAAATATATCTTTAGGGTCTAAGATATAAGTACGAACTGTACTGTCATGAGATTTCTTCATCTTTGCTCGAAGTGTCGAATTGGAAACTCTACCAAAGGTAAGCCCAATGGTATTAATTCCCAGTAGATAGTATCTATCTCCAGCACATCTGTTACAAAGTTTCTTACCGATACAGTAATCTGGTAATCTAATCTGTACAGTCTTACCCATATATTTATCTTGATTACTTGGCTCCAATCTGATGTATTTGCCTCCAGACTTAATGAAATGATACAGATAATAATTCATATTGGTTTTATCCAACGTAACTGTTGCACAATTCTTACACCCGCAATCTGTTCCACGTTCATCTAATACAACGTCCTGAAAACCAGCAGACAGTTTCTTTGTAATATATCCGCATTCACCTGTACCAATTGCCTTTGGATAAAATCCAGATACAACTGCGTTTGCAAGTGATGGAATGTTCTCTTTCGGTATTCCTTCATATAAGGAATTTGTTACAATCTCAAACTCACCTTTATATGCATTCCAAATAGGTCCCTTTGTACATAACCATTGACGATATGCATTATCAAAAGAACCTCTCGCACCAGATGAATACAATTCATATGATGGGTCATCTTTTAATTCTTCTTGGGCTAATGCAACAAGTTCGTCCTGAATATGTTTGTAAGTGATAGCATCGTTGTTTTCAATTGCCTCTTTATTCTCAGCAATCAATTGTTTCTTACGAGCTGTAACCTTAGGTAATGGTTTTGCAGTCTTGATACTGATTGATGAACAAATTTGGGTATTAACAGTAAACGCTAACCAGCATAATCGATTCATATACTCGATATACTTTGTTACGCATTCACCAGTCTCATCAAGCATAATTGCAGTTGCAATCATATCATCAATCTTTCCAAGACCTTTCTTTGTGATTTCAAAATTAACATATCCAACCTCTTTCTGAAAATAGGGCTCAATCAGATACTTATTGAATATGAATAGTCCACAGTTTGTGAGCACCTTTTCGCTATTAAAATACTCTCCCTTTTCCAGAGTCATCTCGTCGAATGTATTAAATTTTGATGGGATTATTTTTGGAACCATTTTCCCAGTGTCTGGGTCTTTCACCTGTTTTGTCGTATCTAACTTATCTGCGAATAAATCGTCGAATAATGTCTGAGTTATGTCGTCTGGTTTCAAATCCAAAAACATCTGCTTTTCAGCAGCCGTAATGGTTCGTTTCTGTCTTGCCATTTTTAATCACCACCTTCATGAAGAGGAGTATAGCGCAGGTTATGCGCTATACCACCTGTACACTATACTCATGTCTTTCTCCATATGTAATGGATCATTCGTGAAGTGGCAGCAAGATGCCTGTCTAACCTGTTTATACTCATGGCGACCATCTTCAACCTTTGATAATACGCCTGTACAAAGACCGATTTCATTGAAACGAACTTCATCGATATCATCATAGAGATCGAACCATTCCCTGAAATCGTTTTTCTCAATTGTACATACGCATTCTGCGAATACTTCGATTGGTGTTTCTCTTGTTGATGTATAGTCAGATTCAACAACCGGACTACCATCTACATCATCACCAGCATCTTTCCATAAAGGTTTGATAACCGGATCACTCTCGAATGTCTTACCATAATAAGCGTACTTACCATCGTCTAACTGTCTCATCAGATAGTACTTATCGTACTCTTCCATACCCTCAACAAATGGTTCCTCTACTACACGGAAAGGAATCATATTGTTTAAGGCTCTCTGTTGCTGATAGACATGGGTAATATCCTTTCTGGAATCACCGCATCCACCAATACCAACTGTCCAGAGGCAGATACCATTCTCCCTTGGATATTTGTCGGTTACAGATGGACCAGTTGTTCCGATATTCATGATGTTGTTAAGATACTCTACGTGCAGGTCACAACTTACGTTGAACATTTTCTCAAGAGCATAGATAGATCCACCAAGCAAGATTTCGTTTGGTTCTCTTCTTACTACGTTTTCCCCAAGAATACTAAGACCAGTCTTAGGGTCAACCATTCTCTTTCCACGTATTACAATTGCTTCCCCATGCAAACCGGGTCTGTCTCTCTTAACTCTTCGGTCATAGTGGGTAGCAGAATTATCTCTCAGAATTCGTGTGAATTCATTTACCTTCGTCAAAATAGGCATTTCAACATTCCTCCTTTATATTTGTAATCATTCTGCATTAATAAATTAATTATTTGTGCCTTTTAACTGTCGTGATAGATGATTTTGAAGCGGTCTTCCATACGCATACTGCTGTCTTTGAGAGTGCATGAACACTTTGAATACAGTACGTCTATGTATATTCTGATCATTCGTTCAACTAATGACATCTTATCACCGCTTATACTAATCGCATTATCATATTGAGTCGTTGATGTATCCTTCATGGTAATCTCTGAAGATATAGAGGCTCTCTCTCGTAACAATTCGCTCTTATCACTAAGCTTCATATATCCAGAGCTAAATGATGATATAGCATCGCCATATGTCCAGAGCATATTGTCCTTTAATTTAAGTTTAGCTACCAGATGGATAGCATCCCTCATGCGGTCACCCATTTCTTTATAAGACATGGATTCAGACATTCTAAGAATCTCAAATAACTTGTTTCGAGTCTCAGAAATTTTCATTGCAGTTGACATTGATTGAACCCATTCATGGTAGCCTATATCAGTTTCATGAATTACCATTCTCTCATGGAACCACATACGGTTCATCATCTTCATCATATTATAGTACTTACTGTCAAAGAGATAAACTACTTCCATCTCTTTAATTTCAATCGTATAAGACTTGAACCATCTGAGAAGTTTAATAAGACCATTAACTACTGTAAGGTCTATTGGGTTCAAATACTTTGTATATTTCGTACTTGTAAACCAAGTAGAATACTTCGTTGCTATGTAATTGATTTTATCAACGCAGGCATCAGAATCCAATGCGTCGATATACTCATACATAGAGTAATCATAAGCCTTTAGCCAATCCATATAAGTCTCTGGTGTTGAACCATCTGGTAGGTTAAATACTTCATTGTGAACATCCGTTACAAGTAATGCTGTATAGAGTTTCTTATATGCATGATATACCTGCTCGGATGTGGTATTCTGCATCACCTCTATCATAAGTCTCGATAATTCCCTTACATTAGAATACATCTCATTGACGTCTGATACAGAATAGAACTGAATATTCTTAATATACTGAATCAGTTTCTGGGAATATATCTTAGGGTTAGAAGTAATCTCTGTCTTAATGGCTTCCAAATCTGCATCAAAGTTAAACCCAAGAACAGCAAGTGCTTTCGATGGAGTTGTTATAAGGTCAGGTATCATATTATTGTACCTGCTCATGATACAAATAAGAACTACTTCCAATTCAAACAGAGATATTGGAGTTGATGTAATAAGAGGAATATCAACTGTAATTAAAGAAGTCTCTTTACTCTTATCACATAGCATCTTTTGTAAATATACATGCTCAAATACAACATCCTGCATATGAAGTGTAATTGAGATATTGGTATACTTGGTTTCAACATAGTTGATTTCATCATCCTGTAACTTTTCAACCAAATCTTCATCTTCAATCCATAATTCATCAGGATTAGTAACTTCCTCATAAGAATGAGCATTCGCATCGGTTTGCTCAACCAATGTAATATCTGTATCGTTCATTGGAACTCCGACGAAGTAATAATCATACGTCTTGGTCTTATCCAATTCATAAGAAGCGTTTCCATCATCATCAAGTATAGTACGATAGATGAATATGGGCTTTGGTTCTGATTCATCATTAATCTGAGCCGTCTTATGCTGTTTCACAAGAAGATACTTTGTCAAGTCGTACTTATCATATTCAAGCAGACTAAGAATGTCATATAATACCTGAGAAGTGCACTTCTTTGATATCAAGATATTCAAGTTTTTGACAAGTGTCTTCTGCTGTTGCAATGTAAACATCTCGATGAACGGAACTCCATAAGCATCAAGAAACATTCTACAAGTCTCCAAGTCATAGAAGTCACGGTCAACCATGACTTCAAACATAGAGTTCACCATCCTCTGAATAGCCATTACCAGAATAAAGAATCCTATATAAGACTCATAGAAATCATATCTTGAACTATAGTGGAAATTGTAAACCTGATTCAAGAAGTATTGTCTTGCTTCTTCATAATACATAGAGAAATCTCTATTGAAACGATTCGCATTATCTGGTCTTGGAACATACAAAAGTTCAAAGTGACCAGCCATTCTTGCCTGAATTACATCAATTCGCTTAAGCCCAAGATACTTGATATATTCCGCATTGTAATTGGAGTCTCCCGCATAAGCCTGATAAACTTCGTCTAAGTAACCATTTGCTTCCATAGAGTTTAATACATATTGAGGTAACTTATGAATTGGAGTCAATGCATCCGTATTGTCATTATCGAAATCTTCATCTTTATCTACATCATATCCAAAAGTTCTAAGTTCTCTTGGGTCGAGATAGACAAATTCAGCATCGACATCCGGAAGACCCATCAACATACGATAGTAGTTATTCGTTTCCTCAAAATTATCAATGATATATCGCCGTCTAAGACTAATGAGTCTTGCTCGTTTTGCCTCAGGAACAAGAAAACTATCTTCCTGTATCTGATGTATCAGAGCTTTATCATAAATACCGACTTGATTCAGTAATGGTTCAGTTAAGGAATCAGGACGAATCATAAGCCATGTATCAGTCTCAAGACAGGCACTAACATATTCATCACCAGCGAGTCTGGATGCTTCAGTTTCGTACTTTTCTGCTTCTCGTGCCGACTTAAAAACAATATTCGGTACGATTGCCTTTAAATAACGCTTGAAGCTATTTATCATTTCCAATTGTAATCACTCCTTTCTGTATAATATGCTTAAATGTATGTTAAAATGGCTTATATTTATTGGGCTTGGAAACAAGGACGTAAGTAAAAAGAAAGGGGTTATTTATTATGATTATACTTGTCGGTCCGACAGGGTCCGGAAAAACATCTACACTTAAAGCACTTTGTGAGATAAATGGAATGGTTCCATTATATACATTTACAACTAGACCACCAAGAGGTGATGATGATTTTGGAACTTATTGCGTATTACCCGAGCAGTTTGAATCAATGCTTGAGCACAATGAGTTCATTTCTCATGCATCTTTTGACGCTACATTCGGTAAAGTATCATATGGAATAAAGAAAATGTCTAATGGGGATAATATAAGAAACGTAGTAGTCGTTGGTACTTATGAATATATGAAAGACCTCTTACAATATGGATATGACAACGACGGTGCTCCGTTCATTGTATATTTCCATATGTCTGATGAAGATATAATTAGTAAATACGAAGAAACAATCGGGAGAGCCGATGCTAGAGCAGATGCAATAGCTAGACTGGAAAGAGATCGCAAAAAGAATAATGAGTTAGAAACCATGGCTCATATGACGATTAAAAATCCCGGTTACAAAGATACTCCAAAAAAAATAGCAAGGGATATAATTACTGCTTATCAGAAATTTACCCAAGGGAAACGGTGGTGTGATTAAATGAAACAAGAAAAGACTATGCCGGGTATTATATTTGACAGAGTTGATGCTCCGCATCCAAGGGTAGATTCAGATAATGCAAACTATTACTTGGAGTTCGATAAGACAGAAGATTACTTTGAGTACTTTGATAATGAGATTGCTTTTATCAAGAACGTAGAGAGATTAGTTAGGAAGCATCAGTTTATCAGAGTTACTTATCCGAGATATCTTAAAGAGATAATTGGATTAAAGGAATGCCAAGTAATGCCCGGAATTAAAGCAGATGACAAAGGAAAAGTATCACTTGAGATGCATCATGGACCTATTCTTACATTGTTTGATACATGTGAGATTGTAACAAATGCATATCGTGCAAGGGGTGCTAAAGATGTCAATACATTCGTTATTGCTAATGAAGTAGTTGAGCAACATAGACTAAATCACGTAAGGGTTATGTTCTTATGTAAGTCAGCTCATCAGAAAGTTCATGATGAAGGGATATTCTTAAATTATCGTCATGGATTTGGAGATACTTTAAAGTTCTTGGAGATTTTCAAAGATGGAGTTGATAAGAACATGAAAATTAAAATCAATGAATATCTCGCATGGAGTATGGAACATGACTCTACGGATAACAATGTATTCCGTATTGCAGATACAATGCGTGAATGGGGTAATAATGACTTTGACGAATTTGACTCAGTTGCATTAGAATAATTTTTGGGAGGGAATAGTATGATAGATACAGTTTGTACCGTTTTACTTATTTTACTGGTGATGATTTTGATTATCACCAATACTTATCAAATCTTTACAGACTACTATAATAGAAAGAGGATGTACGATGTACAAATCGAAATGGCTCAGGCTCAACAGATGATGTCAAAAGATATGTCTTGGGATGATGCAAGAAAGATTTTAAATGACATTATATCGTTTACTGTAAGCAACTATATCATCAATAATGGTATTACGAAGATGAAAGATGATGAATTGTCTATCATGTGGACAATGATGCTTGGTGATATATGCACTACTGTTGAGATGGCAATGTCTGATGAATTAAAACGTCAGATAATGAAGACAGTAACAAGAGAATACTTTAGTCAGTATGTAAAGAATTCTGTACAGATTACAATCGTATATCAACTTGAGACTAATAAGAAGAATACGGTTAATACTAGATTGGAACGTATACAAAATGCGTCAGCTTCTCCAAAGACACCTGAAGGAGAAAATACAAAAAAATAAATCAATGGGCAGTACGTCACACAAACGCGTGATAATCGTACTGTCCATTGCACTTTTCTTATATAATCTTTAAATTCAAATTCAAATAATCTTAATTATAAACTCATACTCTAAAATTCATTTATCGGGAGTTTACCCGCTTGCTAGAATTGGTGGCAGGTGTAAAGGGTTTATCAATCCCTACGATCACTCTGTAGTTCACACCAATAATGCTTTACCGGCGATAGTGCATAACACTAAACATCCGTTTCTACTCAACATCAATATTATTGCAGAGTCACTCCCAATAATACTGGTCAGAAAGGTCCTTCCAACCATAAGAATTCAACTTCAATTGCAATCTTGTCATATCTTTCACGACGTCTATTCTTCCACGCCGAGGGCGACCGTTTACCAAGTGTCCTTTTGTCTAATCTAATTAATGACCATCCTTAGATGCACATTCCTACTTTTATTTGTTTTGGTATCTGTTCTCGGCTTATCGGTTCTATGTGGTCTACATACGTTTAGCACCACCACCCAACGATATCACGTTGTGCATCTTTGGCAGGTGTAAGCATCCCATGCATTGAATAACTTACACTGGTCTTCGATAAGCTATAGTCGGAGCGACTCTTCTACCAGTCCGAACATTTTTTTCCAATTGAGTCCTCTTTTTCTATCTGGTTGTTTTCGATTGCGTACCCTTTCCAACTCCTATGGATGCCATATTCAGCATGGGTACTAAAATGTGATTGAAGTTGTAGCGTATGTCGATAAAATTCATAACCGTTTTGTCGGCTTCTTCAGTTTCGTAGGTCTTCCCCTCAATTTGCAACTTGAATGTGGAATCCCCATTAAATTCCCGATAACACTCGATTGGCAATCGGAAAAATTTGTAGTCATCAATAACTCTAACGATATACTTCGTAGCACCCTCATAATCGAACTTTATAAGATACCTCAGGTACCGTTTGATAATAGGTACAATACCGTCCTGATGATGGTTCTCTAACAGTTCATTTCTGATGCCTTTGAAAGCAATATCGTCATCAAAGCTATTATAATAGACTTCATAAGTTTGGTGTCTGGACTCAAAGTTCGTTCTTAGTTCGTCCTGACCCAATAGAAAATAAATATCATACGCGTGTTTCTCTGCGAATTTAATATAGTTACCAAATTCAGTTTGGTTCACATAATGTTTCAGAAACACCGCATCACGCTTGATGGAAAAAATATCATCAACGTCAATATCATTCGCATTACAGAATATGATTCTGTACTTTGCAAATAGTCGTTCAAGACGTTTTCCAATATCTCTAACACTAGGGTCTTTGGAATATTTTAACTTTCCAACTGCCTCGTTTCGCTCAAACCCTTTTGGAATTTTTGAGAGTCTGTCAATCTCGTTTGGTGGAAGAAGCATCTCTTCCTTTATGATTGAGAATCCTCCATCACTCATATCATACTCAACAATATCCCCGATGTACAAATCCACTGGGTTTGTCCATCGGGGTTTCATTAAGAGATTTTTTGTTTCCTCTGTAATCAATTGCTGTCCCACTCGATCATTCTTCTTACATCGAGTCTCAGCTCATGGAGGATTTTGTCAACCAAGACTTTCTTGGAAGTACCCGGAACAATTCGGATTCCTTTACTACGGCAAACATCTTTGATGTCATCCTCGGACCTCTTCATCAGCAGTTCCTTTACCTTGTCTTCCATATCCTCTGTGAAACGATTAAAGAAGACTGATAAGAAGTCATTTTCCGTTCCGGGGTCTGCTGCCATAGCCGCTGCTGTTTGTTCCTGTAGTACCAACCGTTCTCTGATTTCATCAACATTTCCAATGTTATTTACGATGCAGTCAATGTTTTCTCCGTCGAATTCATCAGAAACACCGAACGGTAAAGATTTCACGATTTTCTCATACTTTGGTTTATCATTATAATAAGTGATTAACCTTTCCAACTCGTCATACATATAACCATGCAACCCGAATTCACTGAGAATGAAATCTCTAATGTAATCCAAGATTCCGGCTACTGCTTCATAAGAAGCCATGACAATCAACACTTTCTCGCCAAGGTTTACCACCATATCTACGACGGCGCATAAGTCAGTGAATGGTTCAACACTCAACAGATGAGAATTGAACATTTCAATGAATCTCTGCTTATCGCCGCCATAACAATACTCCATCGTCTGAGCAGTCGGTCTTAAAGAATCAACAAACTCAATGTTGTCATACTTTGAAGCATAACTGATTCCCGTAGATACTCCAGACATAACTCCCTTTGTCTTAAGCGAGCCAGATAACTCATGACTCGCTATAAGAATGGAATAGTCTGCAAGGTCGTTATACCTTGCAAACTTCATAATAAGATCATCGAAGTTAATAAAGATTAACGACCCTGTTTTCTCTCCAATGTTATTCATCGTCTCCGACATTCAAATTCATCTCCTCTCCAACCTTAATCGGTGTCCCATTTATAAATATCTTTGACTCTTCAGACGTTGATGAGGTTCTATCTTCATAAGCCAACTTGGTATCCTCGGCGGAAGATTCCTCAACCTGATCAACCTCATCATGCTCAGGAATATCCTCTGTAGGAACATTCTTTGGCTCCTGTGTATCAACGTCTTCTTCAACGGTTGGTTTGTTCTCCTGCTTGGTTTCCTGTTCCGGCTTCTTATTCTCTACAGGAGCCACAGGCTTCTCATCCTGAGCAGTTACCGTATACGTTGTCGTCTTCTGAGGCTTACTGGTTACCTGACGATTACGAATCTGGTTCAAATACTCATCTTCCTGACTTCTCTGATCTTCCTGATACTTCTCTTCAGCAGCTTTCTGACTCTGACGTGTCTTCTGAAGTAATGCAGAGAATCCGCTTTCCATATCGAAGTCATCATCTTCCTCATTCATATTTGGTTCGGGTTCTTCCGCTTCCTCACCCAGATGGGCATATAATCTCATCACCGGAGGCTTTCCGTACATATAATTCTCCTGATAATTCTCAGTGTAAACCGGCTCGGGAATATTCTCCTCTTCACTCAGGTTCTCAAACAATACCTTCTTAGCCTCTTCATCCTGTGGGTTCTTTGCGATCTTTACCAAAGCGGCAAATCTTTCTGTTAGTCCATTCATATCTTCTTCTCCTTCCAAACTGTTTAACATTACCTTCATCATCATATCCTCCTTAAGTTTCTGATAACGATAATTGTCTCCGGGATTATCGATGACATATATATTATCCCCAACTAGCTTGTCACCGAACGTCTCGATATCTTTTTGCTTAACTCCCTCAGGGAGTTTAATCGATGATGCCTTTTGTTCTGCTATCATCTTAATATCTACTTCTTTTCCTTGTATCCTTTTTCTTTCGTTATACGTATACCTCGCTTTACATCCGCTTCGGTCAGTACACATTAACACGTCATACGAGGAATCGTAGGTTAATACGCTACCGCATCTACTACAAGTAAACAGATTTTCTGTTGCTCGATGGCAATAAGCGTAATCTAAGATTACTGGTTTTCCATTACGGATTCCCCAGTTGGTCATATTCTTTTTGACATATCCGACATCACCAAGAAGATAATCTTGACATAACGTATCTAACACTTTTCGGATTTCGTATCGATACAGTTCCCACTTTTGAGAGGTATTAATAACCTCTACACATTCGGCAATCAAAATATAACCATTAGTCTCAAAAGACTTAGTGACATACGGTTGAAGTTCAGGACTGAGGCTATACTCTATCAGGTTATCCTGATATCCCTGTTCATCCATTGCAAACTTTACCGCATACCCATCAATCTGGAGTACGATTCGATTCGTGGCACCACCAAGAATCTCAAAATCAATACCCCAAGTATAAAGTAAATTTCCAAGTGTAATCATTTTTTGAGCATTCGACTCTATACGTTTGGTATCACAGATTGCAGCGATATACCGCAACTGCTCATCATTGAACATGATTTTCAATTTGCTCCTGACTGTTATCATGGTTAATCACCTCTCATTAGACTCGTAAGTGCATCGACGAGATTTTCATCATCACAATACATCGGGTCAATTCCTTCTGGAGCATTCATCATATTCCCATACATCATTTGAATATCTCCACCAGTTTCATTACTGTCATTTCGACGACGTTTCTTGTTCGCTTTCTTCTTTCTGCTCATTCTCTCTAATGATGAGCCTACATTCGAATACGCAAGTAAACGTGATTCTGACCATCCATTCGTTCTTGCTAACATACGGATAGTTTGTCTTGATAGATATTCTCTTCTGGTCATAGAACGACCAGTTACCTCATCCTGAACCATCTCATTCATACTTGGCTCAGCCTCTTTGATTTCCTCACCACTTGCAAGGCGAGAGAGTAACCCCGGTTCAGAGAACCCTAAATTCTCTTCATATCTTCTCTTAATATTCTCTGGGGCATTCTTAAACATTTCATGCTTCTTATCTGCATTATCGGTTTTATACCATGACTTAAATACACGATTGAGTTCTTCCAAACTTTCAATCTTGGTGGTCTTTCTATATCCACCACTATACTCTTCATCGAGCATACGCTCAATCGCATTTATTCTTCCTATAGATGTCTCTACATCGGATGATCGTTCAATCTCGACACCCTCAACATCTTCCTGCATTGCTTCCAATACTTTTCGGGTTGTACCCTCTGGTAAAGTTTTAGTCTTCACTGGTATCATTCCAGTAACAAACATTTCATAGTCTGGTGATCGTTTTGACATAGTTGGGATTGGAGGTATCCAATCTCTAATCAATCCCATAGACAATTTTTGCATGAATACATCTTCGCCATATTTCTCTATTAAGGTGTCGATATATGCGTTTCTTATTTTCATTGCGTTGAGATAATCAGTATATGATGTATAGATACGTCTTATTTGTCGAGCCGCTTTAAGCTCTGGAGACGCTTCGTTATCATTATAGTACTGGTCATAAAACTCTAACGATGACTGCATAAAGACTTCTGTATACTTATGAGCACACCTTGTTCTCCTAAGAATTGTCATAGTCTCATCATCAATCTTCGTTAATGTATTCTTTGACAAGACCGTCTTTGTTGACGGCTTGTCGGATGATTCTTTCTCCTGAGAGTTGGTCTCACCAGAGTTTTCATCTTCCTCATCAGTGAGATTATGCTGTTTCTTAAACTTTTCATAGGATTGGTTACTTCCTATGAATACACCGCCTAAATCTTCTAACTCTCTCTCATCATCCATAGAAATCCCTCCTTTCTGCATTCGTATGTTGTCTTAATATATATCTATCTTTCCGAATCTATTTTCCTCTCTAAATATAGAATTGAGGCAGATAATTCCATTGGTATCAAGACGAATGTCATGTTGATATCTTGACTGGAATAATGTCCATCTATCAGAGCTTGTTCTGAAATTCATTCTATGTTCCCGCTTAGAATACCATACCATATGGTTATATTCATAATTAGAGAACGCAGGAATATCCATATCTGGGTTGGTGACTTCTTTAAAAATCAGAATACGCATAGGATGAGCATCAAAACTTATATCATCTATGGTGGTATTATTCGGTATGACATTCCTCATGAACCGATACTGATAATAGAGTAGATCTGATCCTGAGTCCTTGGATGTTTCAAGTGAATATTGTCCAAGGACATACTCAAGAATGTCAAATAACTCTGCAAGTGTCGGTGAATCAGAAATCTGGGTTAATGGGTTACACTCTGAATTTTTACTGAGAACTGGATGTGCGTTAATGAGTGAATGAATAATTGCTGAGTAGATAACGTAATATGGATTACGTGAAGCGTATATCCAATCTTCCTCTTTAATATATCCACCCGGAAGTGAAACAGTTCCCGTCTCATCGTTTTCAAGTAACCATATTCCGTCATGAGTAGGATTGGTCAAAAGTAAATCACACTCGAAACTTACCTTCTCAGGAACCATCATCTGGAACCCTTCGGGATAAGTATGGGCTACCATTTTACCGTTTATAAATAACTCTGGATTTAACAACGGTGTCATTACATCCGTTGCTCTTCCGGGGCTAAACTTTAGTTCAAAATCTTTTCTCTTTAAATAAATATCTCTCATATTTATGCATTACTCTCCTTTCAAGAATTTTAGTTAATTGTCAATAGCATAGTAAATTGGTATAATGGTAAGAAATACCATTATACCAATTCTTGTTTAAGCGAATGATTTAAGCATCGATGGATCTACTCCATCTTCCATGTTAGTCTCTCCGTCTACATCCAAATACACAAACTGCACATAAAGGATCTTGAGTGCTTCTCTTAATTCCTCTGGGTGAGCTTTGAATCTTCTTGACTCCTGTACTTTCTCATCTAAAGCCATGAGTAATTCATCAGGAATCCAATCGTAATATCGTTTTGTAAACTCAACGAATCTACCATATACGCACCATAATGGTACGGGTAACTGGTTGTCGTGTACCAATTGATGGCACGTAACTGAGAGTGGGATTAAACCAACAAGTCCAGAGTAGTGGAGTCTCATAACTTCCTCTGCTACTTTGAGTTCGTCGATATAACCAATCTGATCTTCATGCTTACGCATTACGACATCAACGATAGAAAAAAGAGTGAATGGCGAATGATGAATTTCAATCATGCCCTTCTTTTTTCCACCTTTGAATTCATTCATGAACGTACATTCATTCATATCAACGTACTTATGAAGATAGGTGATTAAGTCCGTATATTCAAGAGAACTTCTGCAATACGATTCGATCTGTTTTGTGAGTTTCACTCTCTGTTTGTCTGTTGTAGTAACAGGGAGTCTCGGTATAATAATTGGTTTATCAATATGAACAGTCTTAACGGACGATTGGTTTAAACTTGTTTCTTTTGGTGGAACTCTCATATTATCACCTCCATAACGATTATTCCATTATGGAGGTGTGCCTTTTAATTCTTGATGTTACATTCGGATATCGTCGAGGAACTTGTCATAGTCATCATAGGTCTGTCTTAATGAGTCCAATATAAGTTCATACCAATCATGATAGGTTTCATCATAAACTCCCATCGATTCCTCGAATCTGTCAATCGGAGAAAGCGTCCTGTAGGTTACCTTTGGCTTTGCATCCGGCTTAGTTGCCTTTGGAACACGGCTCTCAACAATAGGATTTCTCTCCTTTGTCTGTCCGTCAGATTCATACATAAGAAACTCACTGACAAACTCTGTGAACATGTGATATTCCAGATTGTCTTTGGTTCCATCTAAAACCTTTTGTAACTCTGCTAAGTCATCTTTCCATGATGCAATCTCTTCATCAGTCCAAGTTACCGGAATCTTCAATGTATCGAAATAACCTGTCCTGAACAGTTTACGTGTTTCATATATACATGCATGGGTTAATTCATGCTTAATAATCTTCGGATACGTATCGGGATTAATCGTAGAAGAACCTTCGGCAATCAATATGAAATGAATAGTCGCCCAATCTTTGGTTTCTTCATTTACCTCATCATTATCAACATTATTAAAATCAACGCACCAAGAACAGCATACACCATCGACATCATAGTCATCAACCCCGATTAAGTCAACAAGCTCTTTTGGGATTGAATCAACTGACTTGTCTGCGAAATATTCAATCAACATGTCACCACTCTCTGTCTCATAAGAATAGTGTTTAAACGTGTTCGTATCTGCTATAGCAGTTGCAAGATACTTCTTTAATTCAGGGCATAGTTCATATGCTTGAGATTTGGATATAATATCCTCTTTTGCTTCTGCACCACTATAAGTACGTGGACCATCTGTAGCGATCTTCATAAAGAACTCGCTTCTTATCTGGGAGAACCTCTGCTTAATTCCTGTCCTAAGTAAAGTTCTCCAAAGTTTTGGGTAATCCAAAGTTGTCGTGATTTCCATTTCTGGTTATCCTCCTTCTAAAATTTATAAAATAAACCATGGGCAAGAATCTTCTACCCATGGTTTTATAATATCGTAAGAATTATTCTTTTAACTATCCCAATATTTCAAATGAGGATAGGTTGGTGTTTTCTGAAAGTTCAGAGTCCAATACGGTAATCAAGTCCACAGAAAACAGGTTTGTGATAACAAGTGTCCTATCCGCTAAGTTCGGATCTGATTCCATTGTAGCTCTGTAAAAACAGATGTACTTTTTATTTATGTTGATATCATCATTAAGTTCGATATTGACATAGACGATACCATTTTCAACAGTAACTTCGAAGATGTGACCTGCTATAGAAATAGAATCTACTTTATGGTAGTCTGCAAGCTTTGTATCATAACGATAATCATAGAGACTACTATGTAAGATAACAGCCCCATTACCAGTATGAATGTAATTCTCTATAGCTTCCTTTAAAGCTTCGGCAGAAGGAAGTCTAGTTATCGTATGGTTTCTTCTGGCATCTTCTGAACCGCTGTTTTGTACTTCAATCTTGAGACGCATAATCATTGACCCCCTTTCTTCACGTAGTCTAACGCTATAATGCGGACAGGTATCCTCATGCTTTCCTTTGGTACATCGGTACAGATATCATCCTGAGAAGATGAATCTTTGCTCTGGTATAATGCACGAACGATAAATCTACCTCTACCACCGTTCATTTCATCAATATATTCATCGGGAATATCAATGCTTACAAAATAAGCATCATTGTCTGCATCGATGTCAGCGTCGATATAACGTACACCACTGACGCAATTTGTTGGGTCAATAGTCATCACCCTTATTAATTTATTAGCAGGTACTTCTTCCAATGTATATTGTCTAACAAGTTCAGTCTCAAACACCTCAAACTGAGGTCCCGGATATTCTTTCATAAACCTAACATGTTTATCCAGAAGTTCTGCGAACCTTTTAGGTTCTGCAAAACTCGGTCTCCTTACTTCTATTACATATTTCATCAATCAACACCCCATCTTTCTACTAATAAAGTACCAGCGTCGGTATAACTATATCCACATACTTCACTACTGTCTTTATCATATTGACAGAATATGTCCGACGTAATATCCTTATGGTCTGGTGTTATAATATACCATGGTTCCGGACGACAAACAAAATCGATAGCAGTAATCTTTTCAACAGGAATTTTCCCAATGACTCTTCTGCTATCTACATGATAATCACTCGGCACCACTACTCTAGGCATGAATAAACCATCCTTGAGAGAATAGAATCCCTTCCAGTTATCATAATCAACCGAAAGCTCTGCGTGTTGAACGTCATGCGAAGTACTGTAGAAATACTTTATTCTACACTTATTTTTGGTGAGAGTTTCAGGGTCAATACCCATCCTTCTAACATGCATCTGTAGGCTCATAATCCTCACCTGTCTCTCACCTGCTGTGCGGTATTCCTCTATAATGGTTTCTTCCGATATAATCTTATCCATAGCCGCTTTCAATTCTCTGTCAAACGATTCAGGTTCGAATATCGGATCAACGAAAACTCTAAATGTAAAACTCATTTTGCCCATTTATCTTCTCTCCTTATAATATTTTTAATCTATAAACACTGCATCTGCTGGGGAAGAATCTACTCCTGCCCCCTGTATACAAGTAATATGAGATGAATTAGACCTATCTAAATATCTCCAAAAATATACCATATCAAGTAACTCTGATACTGGGGTAGTACGAGGACCCGTCCTGAGCATTTGTTTAATACTTGTATATTTGTACGCAACAAATAACAACGTGGATATGAGGTCTTTACTATCCGTAATAAGATATGGTACAAACGGTGATGCCTGTAACATTGTATGAGTTATAGCACTGAATATCTGAGACGAAACTTTCATCTCTCTAATATACTCATCTGAGAATAATTCTGCATATCTCTCTTTGTATATAACATAACACCTACCATCTTTTGATGTTTTTGTAACAAGATGACATCCAAGAACGTCATGGATATCGGTTGAGTATTCTTCATTTAGAATATGAGATAACAACATGGTACTCTCACATTCTATGGTAATCATTTCGGACATATCATCCATTTGTTTGTATTCACGGAAGTATGAAATCGCAACGTATGGGTTATCTGACCAACCCACAACGCATTTCAATACATCTTCCCAATCAGTTAGAATAACATAAAATTTTCTCAATTATTAATCTCACCTCCTTTATTCATTATCATCATCTCCATAACATCCACCAACGTCAGTGTAAGCCAAAGATCCCGGATAATTGTAGGCATATAAAAGATAATACCATACAAGATATGACGAATCTGTTAAATCAGCACTTGTTAATGTTTCTATTGGTGCTGGAAAATCAGCTTCTTTTGTAAAGTACATTTTTAAGTAATCTGGTAATTTTAAAAACCAGTTCTCTGGGAAATCCATAAAGTCACAACTATTTGTCAGCAAAACATACAATGGGACATAGACATTTGAGAGTTTGTATATAAGTTTATTGATGACTTTCAAATCCTCATTATCTATCAAATAGTCTTCAAATCTCTTAAGAAACTCTTTAGTACCCATTATGAAGTCTAAGAAAACGCAATCCATTAAGTCTCCACTTTCAGAATTAGCAACGTTTGCATCCTCTTCCATTTGCCCAGTTACATAGATAACTATACTGTCAACCGTATTAAGTTGATCCATCCATATAAACTCTAGGCTACAATTAACTTTGTGATTACACTCACGTTGCATATATTCTATATATTCATCATTTGTCAATGGGGGTGATTCCATTATGTCATATTCCATATTTTCCAAATAAATACCCCAAAACTTGATAAACTGATTGAAAATCCATCTATTGTTAGAATACGCATATTGTAATGAGTCACATAGACTGCTATACGAATCTTCTAACCGCCCATAATCATTAATGCATAAAGTATAGAAAACATACTTTTTACTTGCATTTTCTCCAACCCAAGGGATATTACTTGTGTTCATAACTGTCACCACCACCTTCCCAGATATCCCAAAAATTAAAGCATTACTCGTCTTCTTGCAAAGTATCTGCTATTGAACTAATCTGCTCAATAGATGCTCTAGCTGATACGCTAATCTTGTTATCCAGTGTCTTGATAGAGTCCTCATCGAAGTCTCTTAGAATCTTTGGAATATCCAAAAATTCCCCTATTGCCCGAGTCGTTTCTGCATGTTTCAGATCATAGATTAAATTATTGAGTGCATTCATACCTCGCTTGAAGAGAATTTTGTCCTCTTCAGACTGCGGTACTAATGCAGGTAATGCAACCATTACATCGTTTAATCTATCAACTGTAACATCCCTAAACTTCTCTACTACTTTTGCTTCATCTTTATTAGTCATAAAAATAATCTCCTTTCTAGTCTTTCTCATAATGTAATATATATTCCAAAATATCATGGGTGGATACAAAAAATAAAGAGGTAACGTATTTTGTTATACGTTACCTCTTTATCCAATCACCAGTCATCATCTATATCGCTCTCATCAAATGGTGACCCACATACGTTACAATCTGTCTCATAATCATATGGTTCGATAAGTTCATCCATTGTGTACATTCACCTCCTCTCTTTCGTATGTAATCATACGAATTAGTATGGAGGGATGTCTCCGCAAACGGAACACGACAAGATGAATAAAGCCACCAAGACGAGCATCAGAAGATTTTGTTTCCGTCTATATATGACCAGATCATGGAAGTATTGCTTATCCGTACCTATATACTCCTCTCTCGGATAGCATAATTCCGCAAATTCCATCAGGTTCTGTTTCCGTTTCCTATGGACTCTTCTTGCGAGTTTATACACTCGCTTGTTTTTCTCCTTACTAATGAAATAGATCATCAGTAGGGATGCTTCTGTTAATGTAAGCATTTGTTCAACACCTCTTTCTTCTAGTTAGGTAATTTGAGAGGAACTATGATGTAGCTTAAGGTGTCCCTCTATCCTTTGGTTACAGAGGTTTAATATCGTTATAAAACCACTTGCATCATGATTTTCTAACGTCTTGCAAATATAGACTCATATGGCGATTGATTGTCATAAAGAATCTGTTGAGTCTTTGGTTTTATGATCTCAATCGGAAATTGTTTGAAGTATTTCTCATTCATCTCATTAAGGGTTGCATCGTCATACTTGTCAATTAAACAACTCTTAATCTTATGAAGCTCAACTGGTTCAATATCCTTTAGTTGATACTCCAAATTTGTACAATGATAATTCCGAACAAATATCTCTCTATAATCATTCTGAATTATAGACTCAAACATTTCAACGTCCTTTGTGTTCTCCGATATAAGACCTTTAGTGATTGCGCTGTTAATCAACTTTAGTATAGTAGCAATACCAACTCCAGTTAATTTCGGAATACTTCTATCAGAGTCGCCCATAACTGCATTGATAAACTCAATGAACCCAGTTGGTGCTGATAATACAGAAGATACTCCGCATTTATTCTTTAATACATCGATTACATTCTTATCCGTAACAAGAATTGGTGTTTTCTTTCTAATAGATGGAGATATAATCTTAAACCCATAATTTACATAGGAGTATTCATATTGACTTGATGTAACTAAGATATTCATGGTCTTTACGCCATCTTCTGAATATACTTCTCTATCTAACAGTAAAGGTATTACAGAAGATTCAATACCAAGTGGGTTTATTAGGTATACTTCATTTACATACTGAATACAAGTCTCAATAAACTTCTGAGCCTCTTCAAGACATTCCAACAAACTTGATATCTCCATATTCCTCTGATATCTCTCATTATGAGTTGTACGATATGTCGGGATGTATAGTCTATTCTTATAATCCTCTGGGATGGGATAATTCCAATACAAAATTATCCTAGAGTCAATATTCTGCTTTGTTAGCCATAACCGATAATGCTGGGCTAAGTTAATGATGTTACTTACAAGGCTTAATGAGAACTTCTTCATATAGTCTCCGTGTTCATCAACACTTGCAGCCGCCTGTAAGAAATTATTTGTTCTTGGAGTCATGATAATACGAAATACATTCTCCAGATTTATATAAACGATTGCTCTCGTAATACTCTTATCTACAAAATTCCATTTATCTAATGTATCGAACTTGATTTTATGCATATTGAAAATGGGATCTATAAAATCCATAAACGTCACCCCTTCTTTTTCTTATTCTCCCGTCTCAGTTTCTTAGATGATACAAAAAGAATATTCTTTGCCTTTATGACACTTAGTCTTTCAGGATTATCTATATTATAACGAATATCTTCCAGTATCTCATACTGCGGTAATTTTCTCATTCTTTACGCTCCTTTGACAAAAAAGAGACAAGGCACGTTGACCGTACCTTGCCTCCTCTTATTATCGGTAGCGACTATTTGCTTACTAGTATTAATAGCTTCTGCCGCCGCCGTTATTGTTTCCACCGCCGTTACCGTTGTTAACTCTACGGAACAGATCCTGCTCGATGCGGGCATAGTTGATGCCTGAAGACTTGCCCTTCTTGCTTCCGTTCCCTGCGATGTATTTCATGTAGAGCATTGTATAGTTGCTGGTGTTGGCAATCGGAGTCATCTGGAGAATGATGTAATCATACTGATCGTTCGGCATAATACCGAGAATCAAGCACATCACTGAACTGAAATCCAGCTCCAAGGATGCTACGTTTGTTCCCTGAACTGCTCTCAGGTTCATCATCGGCTTTCCGTTGTCTGCATTTACTCTGCATAATGGCTTCATAACAGATTCGAATTCCTTGGAAGTTCCAAAGATTCCTGCTCCACCACTACCAGAACCGGCAGTCTGCAACAGAGAGATTCTTCCTTCATTGGTCTTGTTGGCTCCGCCCTTACCACGATAATATACATTACCACCGGCTCCACCTACGGCGAAATAAGCTGTCACGGTTACGTCGGACACACCCGTTGAGTTACGAGCGAGCTTCGGTGTAATGATAATCTTATCCATCTCAGGAATACCATAGGTTGTTCTGAACTCGTCGAGCAGCTTCTCTGCCAAGCCCTGTGTTGTGTCATTGAATACTTTGCCTATTTCCGGTGTTTCGATTGCCGGAGCCAATCCTGCAATTAAGTCGGCTCCATATTTGTTGTTGTTTGACATGATCATGTCCTCCTTTAAAAGATTATTGTGTTTAATACTAATTGAGATGACTAGTATTCTCAATCAGCAGTTTAATATATAAACAAAATGCAGATTGACGAACAAGAGTCTGCATATTGTATATACAGAGAGTACCGAATTATTCTACTGTATCCATAAGTTTATTTATTAACGAGTTGTAGAGATAATTCATTTGTGTAGATACCATTTCTTCCCACTCTCTATTGGGTGGGCAATATACGGGACCGATGTCCCAAACTGAGAGTAAATCTTTTTCCACATAAACCCTATTGAGCATACCACCCCACCAAAGGGTGTTATCACCTAAATCTGCCCAACTTTTGTTGCTGATTTCTATGCCGTAGTAGTTATGCCTACTACTAGCTCTAACAGACGTTCCTGATCCTGATTCAATTGTGGATACGGACATTGCAAATATGGCATTAATTCCGTATGTCTGCTCAAGATTCATTAGTGTTTGTTCGTATCCTTCCCACCAAGTTCCCTCAGTGAGCAATTTGTAATCCTCTATATCATTTAATCCCGTGACTCTGGAAATATCGCTTGTATCGCAGACAATTGAGTTAATATAGTCAATCCTTTCTTGTCTTGCAATCTCAAGTTGGCGAAGTCTCTCCTGCTCCTCTTCCTCTGCTATTTGTGAAGCGATTTCTTCTTCCAGAGTCAATTGTATTCGAGCCTGCTCAGCAATTTCCTGTTGTACAATAGCATCTTCTTCTACGTTAGGGATAGTAGTAGAAACAACTACTGCTGTTGATGAATTTTGGTTTGCTGAATAGGTGAGTGTTTTGTGGGTTGAATTTATTAATGGTTTAATAGACATCGTATAAGATGTCGGGTTTAATGACGATGCAAAAATAATCGACGCTAAAAGTATCAATATTGCCAAATGATCAGTTTTGACACATGGTCGTTGTCGTTGTATTGACGCTATATAGGTTCGCATTGATAGTTACCTCCTTAAATGTATGGGATTCCTTTTAATCCCCGTTAGTTTAGTTTCTGTAGTCTGGACGATAATACTATCCAAACATTCTCTAGTACATTCCTTCCTTTCATTTTTATAGTAGTTCCAGTAATTTGTTAATCGCGTATTAAATATTAAAATCCCTCCTGCTGTGCGTATGTATTTAACAAAGGTTGAGAGGGAACCGATATACTTTTTAAGTATCAGCTCCCTTCTCACGACCAACTTCTTAATATAGCAATTAAGATCGTTTTGTCTTTAACATATCAGTCACATAGGACTGTGCGGACTGTTCATACTTCGATATCCCACCCGGGACGCTTTTAAGCAACCCTGAATAAGTGGTCACATCTCGTTCGATACACTCCTTTATGGTTTGTAACCCATCATTTGGTACTCCCGTATCCATGACGACAGACTCAATGACCGACATAAGTGCTTTCTCTCTAGCGATACTATTTGCCGCACTTTCCAAGTTTCCGTTTAACAATCCCTGATTCAACTCATTGTGAATTGTTTCTGCACACTGGGTAATTACTCCGGTCTCCTGTTTTTTAAGGCTAATACTTTCAGATACCTGCCCCTTGTCCTGCATAATAGTTGGGGAGCTTAAAGCACCCAAAGTGCCCTTAACATTCTCCATTGTACCAGTGCGTTGGCTGTATGCCGTAACTTCACTAAAAATCTCATCAAGGTCAAACAAAAGTTCGTTTAGTGCGTCATCTAGTGATTCGTCAGAAAGACTAAAGCTATCCATCGGTTTCTTGTCTATATCCGGATTAGAAATACTTTCTGAAGTTGAGCTTACGAATTCGACGTATTCATCCACCAAATTTGAAATACGAAGAATCTCAGTCTGACTATTAAAGACGGATGAACCATCGCGGTCAAGTGAGTTTACCAACATTGATAATTGGTCTCTCAATTTCTCAACCGTCGTTACTGTAGTTTGGGTATCATTACCCCGTTCAATCATAATATATCTCAAAAGCATCGAGCGTATCATCATCTGCGAAAAGACGATACTCGATACCGGACCTGATTGTCCTATGATTTCATTTAAACATTTATCAACTGAGCAAAGTACGTATATTGCCGTTTCCGTATCCATCTCAAAAAGATTACAGATGAACTGAGAAGTTGCGGTTAATACCTTGAAATTAGCTAAATTTGCAAGGTAGCATTTCGGATGATAAAACCGTCTCGAATCAAGTTCTTCTCTCGGTCCAATTAGTTCAACCATCTCAGATGGTGTATTGGGAAACCAATCCACCAGATCGACAATCAAACCACGAACGTTGAGTTTTACTTTCTCCAAATTCGGAATGAAATCATCTAACGACAACATTGGGTTTTTAGCGACATCACTTCCTTCGGTTGAAGGGGAGTCTTTCCCCCAGCGACGGTTTATATCACTACACGCTGTTGCTATCGTGTGACTTCTATCATCGATTAGACTTTGTAACTCATTAGAGTCCAATAATCCATACCGCTCCATTGTACTCAGTATCTTCATCTCATCGAGTTGGGATACATCCTTATCAACTTCGCTCATATTAATTTGTATGTTGGCATCCGATTTAGAATTTATGGTCACATAGTCAGATAAAGATTCTGCAAGAACCATCAGAAACGCTAACAGAACACTTGGTTCAACCAATTCCTTAAGTTCATTGACCATACTCTTAAGTTGGGTAATGCATTCATCCAAATCATCATTACCGTAATTAAGTTTATCTATAATGGATGTTTTAATAGAAGATAGAACGACTTTTAATACATCGTTGTCTTCATTATCAAAATTCACATTTTTTGTGAATAAATCCCATATAGAGCTAATCTTACCAGAAGTTGATAAGATATCTGACTCTAATAGGAGCTCTTTTGTTGCTTCACTGTTTAATGACGACATTCTCAAATCCTCCTTCCTCTAATTTCTCTGCGACCAGTTTGTCTACAATCTTTGGATCATAGTTTTTTAGTATACCGGTCTTAATAAAGATAAAGTTCTTGTTCTTTGCAAAATAGTATGGTGAAATCATATACGGCTGTCTATCAAGAAGTTTATCGTTACCAGCGGAAATTACTGATGCAATAAACTCTGAGCAGAAATACTTATCCTCTCTGGAAGAACCTCTACCAAAGATAAAGTTTGTAAGCCCAAGTACGTTATACTTTAACTTATTTCTCTTACCAAGTAATTCATCTACAAAGTTTCTCATAGAATCATACTCAGACGCAGTAGCCATATACATGTAGAGAGAATACCTAATATGAGCTGAGTTCTTCTTATAGATATCCTTTCTGATATTCTCATCAACCATCCCATCACCATTAAACGAAACCATATTCTCTAAGTCTGTATCAAATGACAAACTTGAATGAGCATATGGATCATGGGTGAACGCTTTAATCAGTTTTGCAACATTGGTTCCAGTGTAAGATAAGAAGATAAAAACAGGATAATATCTACCACCATCCTTAGATGCTTCTATATAAGTAGATTCTTCTACAGGAGTATCCTTATTGAGTGTCATAAATAACATTGCTGGAGTTTCTTTGTAAACTTTAAATCCTCTCTCCTTGTAAACCTTCTGAGCAATCTTATTGGATTTTGCTACAGAAAGATATCTTGCATCGAAATCGTTTACTGCAATCAAAAGCATCTGATGAGATAAACCATATCCTCTATAATTAGGATTGATTTCAAATGCTTGTATCCAAGAAGTACCATCATCTTTATGCTCGACGTTTAAGTATCCGACAACTTCTCCATGGTATGTCCAGATATATCCAGAAGTTCCTTCAATCTTTACATGACATAATCCTGAACTCTGGTCTTTGTATTTCTTAATAGCTTCAGGAGTCAAATACTCTCTTCTGAAAGAACTAAGATTTCTATGACCAAGACTCTTGTAATCTGGTTTCAATTCTGAAGTAACGCTGGTTTCTAATAAAGCAGATTCTGTAACCTGTCCTCGAAACCAATTTAGATGTTTCTCATGATCCAGATAATACTTTAAGATATTGGTATCTCCAGTTCTTAATGCATCCTTGAGGGAATCCCTCTTAAATCGTCGAAACATGGAAGTTGCAACTGAAGTTCCTTTAATTATAATAGGAAACTTTTCGATATCAGGGTAATCATGAAGATGACCCGGAATCTGAACTCCTTCTACTATAAATAGGAGATTGGGATTTTTATTTGCATATCTAACGATTTCCTCAAATACATCAATCACGAGATTATGGAAATTATCTCCATTTAACGTATTAGAGGTTTTCAGTCTTGGACCAAACTTTTTACTAATATCCTGCCATAATCCATAGTTTGGAGTCTCTGGAGAATTTGCCATATGCTCTGGCTGGCTAATCCAATCAAGTTGGAATACTTCAGCTTTGTAATCATAAGCAAGTTCATATCCAGTTGAAGTCTTACCAGAACCACTAAGCCCTGTAATAAGAAGTATATTTTTTCCAGCTTCGTGTTTCCATTCTTCCATATTGCATTGAATGTCACCCTTACTGATTAAGTATGCTTCAAGAGATGGTTCAATTATTCCCGCACTTTCATCTACAGGTAAAAACATCTGGGTCCCACCATCTTTGGTCTTTACAGGGTCTTTAAAACCGAGACTCTTTGCAAGAGCTTCTGATTTATCATTTCCTTTATCAAATCCATACTCAATTCTCTTTGCCCAAGAGGGTTTCTTAGACTTCATAAATCTCTTAATGAGAATTGTTGCATATCCACTTCTGCGGTATTCATCACCAGCTCGTGTTGCAACTACAATATGAGCCGTATCTCTCATCTGAGGGTGACGATATACCTCAATAAATGCAACAGGTATACCTGATACAACCATTACTTCACGATAGAATACGGTGTTCTTCCAGTAATTTTCATAAGGTGGATTAGAACGACCGATATATTCCCTTTCTTTATCGCTTAACGTCATTACAATATCAAGCATCTGGTTAGGGTCAGTTGTGTAATCATACACTCCATTTGTCGGTTTGTGAGTAATCGCTTCAGTGAGTATTGCACCCATAACAGGGTAATCATCAACCCCATAAGATTCTTTAACTGGTTTCTGATCTGGCGCAGTTGCATCCATATACTCCAGAAATCTATTGACTTCTTTTAGAGCCTTCTTAGCCTCATATTTCATTCGTTCATCATTCTCATTAGAACCGTTTATAGTTCCTTTAAGAATGATCTGAACATTCTGAAGTTCCATATGAATACTCATCCATTCAACATCAGTCAATCTCTGGTGAAATAGTTTCTTCCTATAATAAAGAAGTAATGTATCATAATTAATCATCGGGTCATTAAGGAGTTGGTTTCTCTTTACGAGATTAACTTTCCCATTAATCTTCCCAATAATTCCTTCAGAACCTTCCTGTATAGTTACAAATTCAGGGTCAAGGTCATCTAATTCAACCTCTTCCTGATAGTCCCATTCGAAATAGTATTTAGGGTCTTTGGAATCCCAGAATCCCTCTACCCAAACTGTAATCTTTCCAAGTAGAACTGTCGTATAGTTACGACCCATAGCGTATACAAAAAAATGATAGTCTGCATTAGGTTTTTCAACCTTATGCTCGTATTCAAGACCCGGAACAATTTGATTTAGCATAAGTTTAATCTCATCATCCAATGTCTTAGAAAATTGCTCTTCATCTACTCCACCCTTTACTTCATACTCATCAATATGATAAGAACCAAAGTAAGTAGACCAATCCACATCAGTTGGTGCATAAGAATCCATTGTAGGTTCTAATTTCTTTTCCCACTTTGGTAAAGGACAAACATCCTGTTCCTTTAATCTGGATAACAAAGCAAAGAACTCAGCATAATCCTTGTTACAGATTTTGATATAGTTGACCTGATCCTTTATGGATTCCATCACTTCATCTTTTGCTTTTTCCTTTACTTTATCAACTGCCTGAATCTTTGGATGCATATTGGGATTATCTCCCCCATCTTTAAGCTCAACTTCCAGATTTAATGAACTGATATACACATCTGGTATATAGAAGTGCTTTTGTCCCT